ACAATACCGTGAAGCGTTTATATTTTTGCCGCGGAAGAATGGGAAAAGTACATTGACCGCGGCAATTGTATTATACGGCCTCTTTGCAGACGGCGAACAGAGCGCTGAAATATATTCGGCAGCTAACTCAAGAGACCAGGCATCGTTAGTTTTTAACATAGCAGCGCAGATGGTCCGGACTAATCCGACTCTTAGCAGGATGTGCCGGGTAATAGACTCACAGAAACGAATTGTAAACTACCGGACGAACTCGTTTTACCGCGCAATTTCGGCAGATGCGAACACGGCGCACGGCTTTAACGCACACTTAGTAGTCTACGATGAACTGCATGCATCGCCTAACAGGGAATTATATGACGTATTAAAGACATCGATGGGCGCGCGCAGGCAACCGTTGATGATCTCTATTACTACCGCGGGCTATGACCGCGAAAGCATTTGTTACGAGCTGTATGACTACGCGAAGAAGGTCCAGAACGGTGTAATCGATGACCCGACATTTTACCCTGTCATCTACGAGGCCGATCCTGAAGATGACTGGACAGATGAAGCGACCTGGCACAAGGCTAATCCGGCGCTAGGGACGTACCGGAGTATCGAAGAGATGCGGCAATTATGCATGCGGGCACAACAGACGCCAGCTTTGCAGAATACGTTCAAACGGCTATACCTGAATATGTGGACTTCGCAAGAAACCCGCTGGATGGACTTACAGAAATGGGAGGAATGCGCTGGGGAGATTGACCTTGAGAGTTTACACGGCCGAAGGTGCTGGGGAGGCTTGGACTTATCTAGCGTTAGCGATATTACAGCATTTGTACTGGTATTTGAACCGGACGAAGACGGTGTAAGCCCTGTGCTGGCAAGATTCTGGGTGCCGGAAGAGAGAATCTTGGAAAGGGCACAAAAGGACCGGGTGCCTTACGACGCCTGGGCACAGGAAGGGTGGCTTGTCCCGACTCCTGGCAACGTAGTGGATTATAACTGGATTAAACAGGATATTTTTGAATTAGCCGAGCAGTACCCGCTCGTAGATATAGCCTATGACCGCTGGAATTCATCGCAACTGGTTATTGACCTGGCGGACGAGGGGTTGACTCTGTTCCCGATGGGACAGGGGTTTGCTTCGATGAGTGCCCCTGTTAAGCATTTAGAGCAGTTAATTCTGAGCAAAAAGATTAGACGCCGGAACAACCCGGTCCTGAATTGGATGTTCGACAATATACAGGTTAAGGAGGACCCGGCTGGGAACGTAAAGTTTGATAAGGGCAAGTCCCGCGAGAAAATAGACGGAATGGTGGCGTTAGTCATGGCTGTGGATAGGATGATGCGGCATGAGAGTCCTGGCAGGTCTGTGTATGAGGAAAGGGGGATCGTGATATTGTGAAAATTCGTATACCCTTTACAACGCGATATATTGAAATACGATCCTCGCTAGCAAACCCTGACAAGTGGTTGGTAGAGTGGTTTGCAGGCGGCGGTAAGGCTGCCTCCGGCGTAACGGTCAACGAGAACACGGCCTTAAACTCGACAGCGGTCTTTGCGTGTGTGCGGATTCTGGCGGAGACAATTGCAAGTTTGCCTCTGGTAGTCTATGAGCGGCTAGAAAGCGGCGGAAAACAACGTGCTCAAGGGCATTATTTGTACTCGATTTTACACGATCAACCGAACCCTGAAATGACGAGTTTTGAATTCCGAGAAACGCTCATGGGGCATTTAGCCCTGTGGGGTAATGCATACGCCGAAATCGAGCGAGACAATGCAGGTCGTGTAGTAGGGCTTTGGCCGTTGAGGCCGGATAAGATGCGGGTCATGAGGGATGAGCAAAGCCTGAGATATGAGTACCAGCTGCCTAATAGCGGTACGGTAGCGGTTTTGAGACAGCAAAACGTACTGCATATAAGGGGGCTGTCGAGCAACGGCATAGTAGGATACAGCCCGATCCGGTTGGCGCGCGAGGCAATAGGGCTAGCGTTAGCAACCGAGGAATTCGGAGCGCGATTTTTCGGCCAAGGCAGTAGACCTAGCGGTGTGTTGGAACACCCTGGGCAATTAAGCGAGGAGGCCGCGAAACGGCTGAGGAAGTCCTGGGAGGAATTGCACTCAGGGCTTAGCAACGCGCATAGAATAGCAATTCTCGAAGAGGGCATGAGCTGGAAGCAGATCGGCGTACCGCCCGAGGATGCGCAATTCCTGGAAACCCGAAAATTCCAAATTACTGAGATAGCGCGGATATACAGAATTCCTCCGCATATGCTTGCTGACCTCGAAAGGGCGACGTTTTCAAACATCGAGCATCAGGCAATTGAATTTGTTGTACACACGATCCGGCCGTGGCTGGTACGCTGGGAACAGGCGCTGAAGCGGGACCTGTTTATGCCGGCAGAACGAGACATTTATTTCGCTGAATTTCTCGTTGACGGCCTATTGAGAGGCGATATAGAGAGCAGATACAGAGCTTACTCAGTTGGTCGGCAATGGGGCTGGTTGAGTGCAAACGACGTGCGTGAGCTTGAGAACATGAATCCGATTGAGGGCGGAGACACATATTTGATCCCGCTCAACATGGTGCCGGCCGGAAGTTCGAGCGAAGCACAAGGGCAGACAGAGGGCGTACGAGCGTTGCCTGTTGGAAGCGAAGAACGCGCCCGTAGAGCTGCAGGAACGAGAAGGCAAGCAGCCCAAAGGTATGAACGACTGTTCAAGGAACGCGAAGAACGCATCGTAAAACGCGAAGCGGGCGAGATAAAGAAGGCAGCGCGGAAATATTTGACGCGTAGAGACTCACAGCAGTTCCAACTGTGGCTTGAGGATTTCTACCGCGAACACCGGGAGTATATGCAGAAAACATGGTGGCCCTTGTATCTAACCTTTGCAGAGGAGATACAGGCTTATGCGGCTGAAGAGATTAACGCGCCGATCGGGGTAACACCGGAACTTGAGGACTTCCTCAAAGGGTATCGAATCACCCACGTGACTTTGCACGCGGGGTCCTCTGAGGGGCAGATACGGCAGATACTACGGGACGCGTTGGCAGCAGGTGACGATCCGTTGCCTCTGATTGAGGAGAGACTCGATGAATGGGTCGAGAAACGGCCAGGTAAGATTGCAATGCGCGAGACGGTGCAGGCATCTAATGCTGTGGCGCGAGAGGTATACAGGCAAAACGGGATACAGCGGGTCAGGTGGGTGAATTTCGACCCGTCCTGCCCGTACTGCGATAACTTAGATGGGAAGGTGATAAGCATTCAGTCAACGTTTCTAAGCGCCGGAGAGGAATTCCAGCCTGAAGGGGCAGAGAGACCGTTAGTGACGTCGGTAAATATACATCACCCGCCAGGCCATGAGGGTTGTGATTGCCAGCTCATAGCCTCAATATAAATAGGTGGTGATCAATATGGCAAGTATAAGCGAATACGCTGCGAGCAGCGGTAGGATTATCGGCGAAAGCGGAAATGTGGTGAATATAGCAAGTACGATTGACACAACGAGAAACGCGTTTGTGTCAATGAATGTTTTTAACGAGTTGCTATTCGAGGGAAAAGTCTTTACGGGGTTTAGCAAGTACACAATTGCCGCGGAGGCTACAGCATACTTGCAGGTAAAAACGGGCGTTGATGCAGTGTGCTTTGCCCTTGACACAATAGCAACGGATAGCGACAAGATCACGCTTGTGATGTACGAAAATCCGACGGTGACTGACGGGGCAACACCTATTTCGCTGCTGAACCGAAACAGAGAAAGCACAAACACAACAACTGTAACAGTGTATTCAGACGCTAGTGGAGTTTCGGGCGGGACACAAATTGACGAATTCTATGCGGGTGGAACGTACGGGCAAAAGATTGTAGGCGGCGAACAGATTATGGGGCAGTTACCTTTCCGCCTCAAGGCAAACGCTGACTATGTCATTGCGATAACAAACGGCGGTGCTGCTGAAGCAAACGTACTGTTGCGGTTTTCGATAATTGAGGATTAAGGAGGGTCGAAAATGGGCGTAATACGATCGAAAAATTACCCGCTGGCGCCCAAAGACAGGGCATGGGACGCAGCTGCAGCAAGAGACAGGATAGTCCGCTGGGCCGGCGGGCCAGATAAAGAGGACATAAACTGGTCAAAACTGCGGTCATGCTTTTTATACGTGCGCAGTGAAGACGGTGAAGACAACCTCACCAGCTACATGTTCCCTTATGTAGACATTATCAATGATGAGCCTCATGTAGTATTCAGAGCGCTCGCTGCGATTATAGCCGTGTTAAACGGGGGACGTGGAGGAACTAATATTCCCGCTAGTGACAGAGAAGGCGTGTATCGGGAAGCGGCAAAGCAGTATAGGCGTTTCGACGAGGAACCGCCCGAGTTAAAGCGGTCGCTGTTTGAGGTAGAACGACGCGCATATCCGTTTGCCTTAGAGGTCCGTGGTGATGAGGACAGCCCGAAAATAGTGGGGTATGCCGCTGTATTTGACCAACCGAGCACAGACCTTGGCGGATTCACGGAAATAATCCGGTCGAGTGCGTTTGATAAAACCCTGAAGGACGGTGCTGATGTCAGAGCACTGTGGAATCACAATCCGGACTATGTGCTAGGACGCACAAAAAGCGGCACTTTGTCTTTGTCAACCGACGAAAAGGGCTTGCGGATTGAGATCGATCCGCCGGACACAACCTGGGCACGTGACCTGATGCAAACAATCAAACGCGGCGATGTGGACCAGATGAGCTTCGGCTTTAGAACTATTCGAGATAAGTGGACACAGGATGAAGACGGGACAACAATTAGAGAGTTGATTGAGGTACAACTGTTTGACGTTTCGCCTGTTACGTTTTCTGCCTATCCGCAAACGGAAGTGCAGGTGCGTACAGCTATAAAAGACCTGCAGTCGTCAATAGAGGCGCTACGCCAAATGTTGCCTACCGCGCCGCCCCTGGCTGGGCACCCGGAGGAGCATAAGGATGTTGCACTCTTACGACGACGGCTGGAACTTGAGGAAAAAGCAATATAAGGAGAGTGAGAATAAATGGCAAATACTCTGGAATTGAGACAGAAGAGGGCTAATCTTGTAAAGCAGGCCCGGGACATATTAGATAAAGCTGAGGAAGAAACAAGATCGCTGACAGCTGAAGAAGAAGAACGGTACCAAAAAATTATCAACGAAGTAGAAGAATTGCGGAAAAAGATAGAAAAAGAGGAGCAGCTTGCAAGTCTTGAAAGCGAAATGGAGAGGTCGGCGGGCACAATAGCCGCCGGTAAGGATACTCTTGAGCCTCCCGAGACCGCAAACACTGAGACTAGAGCAGCTCTAAACAAATTCTTACGCGGCGGGCTGACGGTGCTTAACAGCGCTGAGGTTAGGGCCCT